GAAAAAAGAGAATCTTGCTTCAACTGAATTGAGTGCAATGATACCTGATTTAGAAACTACGGTCCCTGCTATGTTAAGGGATAATATGGCAACGAGACCCGAAGATACTGATAAATAATTAAACAATAAAACAAAGAAAATGAATACATACGAAAGAAACACATACGGTCCTTACACAATTGAAGTGGTTACATATCCTAACGGAATGAAACAATTAATTGCACATCCAAAAGAATTAAGTAAATCAAATGGTGGGTACGATTACTATACCGACTTGACGACTCAATTAACCAAATCCTTTATAAAAGAATGTAGTAAATTCGGATTGATTGTTCGTAAAAAATATATTAGATTAAAAGAATCCGGTTCATTTGATTCGAATATGATTCACATCGCAATAGATGCTATGAAAAATAGATTACCTATTACGTGTGAAATCAAATAAACATATTGCCGGCGTGGGGTAGAAATTCATAATGGTTACCTCATTGCCGGCCCTTATTAAAATAAATTTGGTAATATAAAAAATTAGTCGTATATTGTATATACAAACAACGACATAAAGATACAAGCGAAGCTAAGGTAAAAGCAACCCGCCTTAATGGAGCTTGAACTATTAATAACTTAAAGGGAAGCAAAAAATAATATGGCTAAGAAAATTAGTACAAAAGTGAACTATCAGGTAACAGAATTAGTAAACAACTTAAACGAAGCTGCGACTACTATTAGCGAGCAAAAGAGAGACTTCTATACAACAAAGGCTCTTTATAACGCTAAAAGATTGAGTTCAATCTTAAACAAAGCTAAAGTAGGTGCTATGGCATTAGTATTAACTATCGGTATGGTTGCATGTGGAACTGCATCGACAGAAGTGAAAGCTGATTCAACAGCAGTTGATTCTACAAAAGTAGATTCATCAGTAGTTGCTCCAGTAGCAGATACAACGGCTACAAAGTAATTATAGCGGAGTTAAGGAAAGTGAGGGTTCGATTCCCTCACTTCGCTCAATGATATCGAAAGGCATCTTGGTTACTTACTCAATTGGTTATTCTCCGATTTACTTTACAATAAAGCCCGATATTAATATGAGGGATAGTGTCCAAGAACGCTATCCCTTTTTTTATAACTAAAACTAATGTGAATGATTTATTTAAGCACCCCGATATCCAGACTGGGCAGACAACCAACGGTCCGTATCGCTAATATGGCATTGCGCTGGTGCGAGCGTGAGTTAGGCGTGAACAATAGAAAAAAATACAAACCCGTCTGGACCGTCCGTAAAGGCGATGTGCCGGACCTGTGTGGTGAGTATGATGACGAAGATAATGAAGTGCATGTGTATTGGGACAATTGTGATACAGTCAGAGAACTTATTCAAACCTGCATACACGAATGGACACATCAATTACAACCAATTAGAACAAAATATTTTAAATACCCTGGTACATATAGTAGGAACCCGTATGAGAGGGCTGCTAGGTACGCTGAAAAGAAACATACACCTGCCTGTTGGGCACACATAAAGAAACATATAAACAAAAACAAACATGGATTACGCAATAAGTAAATTGAAGCACGATGAGGTAGTATTAATGAAGAAAATCAAATCGTTGCAAGACGGTAAACCCAAGTGGGCTGCATCAAAACAATTAGATGAGCTCCGCATGGCGATTAAGTTATTGGAACGATACAATGACATGACTGCAGCTGAAGCTGAGGAGGAGGACGAATACCTTAAAGAAATATTCGAAGTGAACCCGCCCAAAGCACAAGCATAATTCGGACAATCTTAATAAAAATAAAATCAGTTCAATTAATATGAATAGTAGTAGTATAGTACATAGTATAGACATAGACAGATATGAGAGTATAGAGAGAGAAAGGAATGAGACAATGCAGTTAGATGAATTTAAACAATGGTGTAAGGACATGAACATAGGTATAAGAGTAGATAAGGTCAATGATAGTAAGCATAGAGCAACAGAGTTAATGAACCAATATCAAGACTATTATCCTAAATGGGTACAACGAATGCATAGTTAATAGCTCACAACATAATGTGATGAAACCGCAATGAGTAAAATCGTTGCGGTATTTTCATGCCCTTTTTTCTCCACATTTTTCTCGTTTCCTCGATAGTTATAAAGAGACGAAAAGCATTAAAAGCTTAAATAAAGACTTGAACGTGAGACACTGAATATCGTGTAACTAACAAAAGACGAGTCACTAAAAATACGGTCGGACTCCCTTGCATACCGGGGGGACTTTTTTCCCCTATACGAGTTATTATGATATAGTATATGATATACTAACTGCCCTTTGAACTGAATTTTATTTATTTAAGGTATATTTATTAATACAAACAAATTAATACATAAAGGATGTTAAAAGAAGGAGTATATATCCAATCAGCAGACGAATTCGGTTGTTCAGTAGGAGTAGCTCACATAGTAGGTTATAAGAGAAAGGAAGAACATATAACGGAATATTCGAAGGAAGATTATAAGAAACTATCGGACGAACTTGCTATAAACGACATCATTAACACCGCAATAGACGATGGTAAGTATCAAACCTTAATGAGAGGAGTTCTTAAAAGTGAAAAGGACGGTAGAAAACTAAAAACACTTACTATATATAAAAAACAATTGAACAATGGCAGTAATAGAGTTCTCAAATCATCCAGAAAGGTATTCTAAAAAAGATGGTAAGTGGATAATCAATGCGAGTACGGGTTCCCTTATAACACAACCTTATACGTTTCCAGCTAACGATAGAATAATAAATTTTGAACCCCTACTAAATGATAATGTTTTAGTTATTATTAAGATAGGAGAAAGATATCTTTGTTCACCGGGTACGTTAGAGGAGTTAGGGGATAATTCGGCAGAGAACCCACACTGGTGGTATGATGTTCGACATGTTCTAACTACACCCTCTACATCAGGTTCAGTAAGTATAGGAGGAACTGTCCCTATCATTGAATTAGATTTAGATACGATATTAGAACTTGCTGATATAGAGACTGAATTACTACCTTATTCCGGAGTAAAAGATGTTCAATGGATATTCGAAGGAGATTCCCTAATTACTCCTAAACTAATAGAACAATTAAACTATTGTCTTTCCGAAGGTACACAAAGACCGGCAGATGAATGGCAGGTATGGGATTTAAACCTTTCCGCCGACTATTCCATTAATCAACTAAAAATCGAAGCCCCAACTACCGAAGGAGCATCCATTGATAAACAAAAACTTGCCGATAACCTTATGGAGATAAACAAAAGGATTAAAGGGTTGAGAACGGATTTTAACAATATCAAAAACATATTCTATAACGGAGAGAAAGGAAAAGATATGGTATCGTATTCCGAATATAAATCCGCTGCCATCGGCTCTCTCGCTCCTGAAACCGCTATTAAAGTTTCCGATACTGCACCCGTCGTATTCAAAACGAGTGAAATTGTTGAAGTGAAAACTCCGGCGGTTCAAGCTCAAACGGAAGCCGCAATCGCTGCCGTTACCCCTACTACCGATACTACCAATACACCAACAAACGAACCTGGATTAGGAATTTTCCGTCGTAATCGTCCAACACTACAAAGATAACAAATGGGTAAGATTTTTAACACTATTGGAGACGGATTCGCTCTTATAATGATGTTACCTGTAATGCTTGTGGGCAGCATTAGTTTATTTCTTTATTGGTGTGTAAAGTTTCCTTTTTGGTACTTGAGTAGAAAATTGAGGAGATAATAGGTAACTATCAATAGAAGGTATATTCTAAAAATTTTCTTAAAAAACGACATTTCCCCCAACCCCCACCTTTTATTTGGTAATGTAAAATATTTATTCTATATTTGATTAAAATAGATTATAATTATATTTATAGGGGAATATAAATAACAAAACAATATGAGAACAGTATTAATAGGTTCGGACTTTATGTACGATAAAGATGGTAATTTAAAACCAATTGAAATCAACACCGCAGTTGGTTGGGACGGTTTAGAAAAAATAGAAGAAGATATAGATTGTTTAGATTTAACTAGTTTATACCAATTTGTTGCAGATAATAATTTTCAAAATATACATTATATTGGAGAAATCGGCCCGTTAAATAAAACATTAGAAACACATTATAGTGGTAGCTCAATTGTATATGAATTTCATATGGTTGGCGCCACATCAATTACAATACCATATATTGAAGATAATGAAACAACGTTAATTATTAGAAGTGCATATGACACAACTGCATTAGTAGATGATACATATTGTAGAGATAAAGTTAATTTTATGAATCTAATAAAAGATTCATCTTTTGGTTCTCAATTTGCTTATATAGATGATTCTAATACATTAGTTAGTAATATAACAACTATTAATGATAATGGTGGTCATCCAAATTTCATATTAAAATCTCGTTTACCTGGTTATAGTGTAGACACCTTTCCTAAATTTTTCAAAGTAACAAATCAAACGGAATTAGATTTGGTTATATCAGAAAACGTAACTAGTGATTATTTTTTAATGGAAAATTATGTTAATCAATCACATATGTGGGAAGGCCATTTGAAAGTAATAAGAAGTTTAAATTTATTATTTCCACCCAATTTAGAATCAATACAATTAGGGCAATATACCAAAATAAATAATAATTCATTACAAGAAAGTGTAACATATAATGCAAATTTTGAATTAGATTCAACATTCAGAGAATCATATCTTACCAATTTACACACAATATGGGAACCTAAATTATTAGATACCGATTTGGTTGAGATGGCGGATGGTTCATTTAAAACTGCATTAGATTTACAAATCGGAGATTTAATTAAAACAATAGATATACCAGAAACCAATGGTACAACTGGAACACACACCGAATATACTTATAATAATTTAACATATGCAGAATTGGTATCTAATACAACTTATTCCAATAATGAAATAACCAATAAGAAAAAAGTAAATAGATTGGCAATTTTATCACAATTAACTTTTGAAGATGGGAGTACTTGGGATGATACAATCGGTTCTTCTTATTTAGTAGATATAGGTGGTGTAATTCAATTTAAAAGAATTGATAAATTGACAACGGGTGATGTGGTTTTATTATTAAGTAATAATAACGACAATATAGAATTTATTAGAAAAACATTAGTTTCTAATGTTGAGTCTAAAGCAGTATTCTCTGGATGGTTTATATCTGTTGCGAACGAACACCTATTTTTAACAAAAACAACAACATCCACAAATAACGAATCATTTGTTTCTATTGAGCATAACTTCTTCTCCTGTCCGGGTATGGCGTGTTTCAATGGGTGCCCCGGCATGGATACATGTGAATCTTGTCCCAAAGCATATCCGTTGTGTTGTAACGACCAATGTATCGAAGGATTTATACCTAGTTAGATTGTAAACGATTTAATTAATTAATAAACTAAAAAATAAAATTATGGCAAATATAATAACAAACACAGAAATTACTACACTAAATACAACATTATCTACAATCGGTAATTTAATATTAACTGCAAATAGTTAGTAACACAACAATAAGTTATATATGATTTTTTTCATTCCCAATATTCTTACAAAGGATGAATGTGAGTATTTAAGTTCACAATTTGATATTGAACGAAAATATAATAAATCGGTTGATTATGAATATGCTGGTACTAATATTTCATATGGATTTCAACCATCATTTATATTTAATACCTACTTAAATAAACTAAAATCAAAAATATTAGAATGTAATCCAAACATAAATGATTTACTAAACGTAAATACATATGTTAGAGAGTATATTAATACATCAAAATTGGATAAACATGTTGATAGAACGGATATTAGTGTTACCGTATCAATATGTTTAGAATCAACCATTAATAAAGCTTGGCCACTCTACGCAACCATAGATGACAACGAATATTGTTTTAATACAAATGTTGGAGATGGTATAATATTATTTGATGCGGATAAACATTTACATTGGAGAAATGAATTACAATGTAAAGAAGATGAAAGAGTAATACAATTTTTTTTACATTGGAAACCTGTTGAGTATGTAAGTAAAAAAACAAAATCATTAATATAAATAAGTTATGTCATTCGTATACAAAGTAATACCAAATTTTTTAACAAATGAAGAGTGTAATCAAATATTAAATTTTTCATTAAATAATTTAGTGTTACAACCTGCCGAAATTATTAATTCACACACCGATGGTGAGAGTAACGATATCAGAAAATCAAATGTCACATTTTACCCATACTATAAAAACTTTCCATTTTTATTAGAAAAAATAACTAAATTATTACATGATAACATCAACGTAAAAGGATTTAATTTAAATTATATAAATAGTGAATTTCAATTTACCGAATATAATGTTGGTGATTTTTTTGATTGGCACAAAGATACATATCAAAATAAAGTAACTGAATTTAATAGATATTGTTCAATTGTTATACAACTCAATGATACATATGAAAATGGAGATTTAGAACTTATAACACCGGATGGTGATAATATAATAGTAGAAAAGGGTATAGGTAATTTAATAATATTTTTGGCAAATATGGAACACCAAGTTACACCAATAACGAATGGTAATAGATATACATTAGTAAATTGGGTAGGCTTGGAAAAAGAAACAAATTATAAAAAAACATTATTATGAATTTAGGATTAAAAAAAATAATAACCAGTTTACTTAAAGACCCATCTAAAATTATTACAATCGCCGATGCATGGATAACGGCCGCCAATCCCACAGAAAAAGAAAAAGAATTAGCCGAAGCTAGATGGAATATATGTACCCAATGTGATGAATTTAGAGCAAAACGAGAAATAACAGGAGAGCCATTTTGTAATGATTGTGGCTGCCCACTCAAAAAGAAAATTTTTACAAGAAAATATAATGAATGTCCATTGGGTAAATGGAAAGAATTGGATGATGCATCAAACATAGTATTTATCCAAAAAGATAAAAAAACTATAATATAATAATGGTTTTCAAAAAGTATTAGATTATTTAAATATGGATGAATTGGAAAATAAAAACTTCCCATATGGTCAAAAATATAGAATCAATGCTAATAAAACAAAAAGTCTTATTTAAAAAAAATGAATGTGATTTAATTAGAAATCTATTTAAAATCAATCCACAAAACTGGAATTCTCAAGATAGAAAATTTAATTCAGAAGCCATAAATCAATCATTAGAAACGGAATGGATATTTGATAAATTAAAAACATTTGTTGAAACTGAAACCGATATTCAAATCCAAACAATTAAAAAACAAATACATTTTCATAAATTTACGAAAGGTGATTGGTTTGGAAAACACAATGATATTAGGGATAGAAGGTTATATGCAATAGGTGTGTTACTAAACGATGACTTTGATGGTGGGGATTTTAAATTACACAATCCCAATGAATTAACATTAGACAAATTCATTGGAAATACTTATATATTTGATGTAAGGATTGAGCATGAAATAACACCTATTTTAGATGGAGAACGATATTCATTACTTTGGTTTTTACAAAATGAACATATACAAATACCTACAAATACCTTAATATAAATTTGGTAATATCAAAATTTTGTTGTATATTAGACTATAATTAAGAATTAAACTCTAAAACAATGAAACAAAAGACAGAAGCTGAATTAAAAGCAAATTACGACCGTTTTATCGGAATTATCAAAAAGTATTTTACAGGCGAAAGATTGGAGAAATTACTCCATATGTATTCCGAAACGGAATTAGGTGGAAATCTAATAGTATCTCCTGCATCAGGAAACTTAAATTATCACAACGCGTATACAGGTGGTTATATTGACCATATTTTTAATGTATGTAAGAATGCTTTAAAAATGAAAAAAACTTTTGAAGAATCCGGTGGGGTTTGTGATTTTACGGAAGAAGAATTAATATTTGTAGCACTTCATCATGATTTAGGAAAATTAGGTACAAAAGCAGAATTACATTATGCACCTAATGATAGTGAGTGGCATATTAAAAATAAAGGAGAAGTTTATACAAGAAACAATAAAAATTCATTTATGGCTATCACCGATAGAACTTTATATACTTTATCTTTATATGGTATTGTAATAAGTGAAAATGAATATTTTGGTATTAAACTTACTGATGGTCTTTATGATGAAGATAATGAGAAATATTTCAAAGTATATGATACTTCAAAATATCTTAAATCAAATATTCAATACATCATGCATTGGGCTGACCATATGAGTACAATTATAGAAAGACAAAATTACATTAATTCTAAATAATAACAGACAATTTGTCAAAAATAATCCTTTGGTATAGTAATTGAACTATATAGAGTATTATTAACAAAAAAATTATAAATTATGTTTTATTCAGAAATTGACAGAATTCTAGACAGCTTATCAAACCATCCAGTATGGGAAGAAGCAACAAAAACAACAACCTATGTTCCAAACAAATTTGCAGTAGATATCAAAGATGATACTGCAACAATGGCGTTATCGGTATTAGGGCATGACCCAAAAAATATTGAAATCAATTGTTATGAAGATAAAATTGAAATCAAAGCAAAAAAATCTCAAGAAGATAAAGAAAACCCATTTAATCAATTGGTTTCTGATATTGAAGAAAGAATCACTATCGGTAAAAACTACGATGGTAGACAGGCAAAAGCAGAAATTAAGAATGGTATTTTAACAATTACTCTTGAAAAGAAAGAAGAGTCCAAGCCCAAAAAATTAACCCTTAAAGTTGGTTAATTCAGTTATTTTTCGTATATTACAAAGGTAGGAGTTTAAACACTTCTACCTTTTTTATTATAAACAAATATTTATTACTATGATATACAACGAAAAAATACAAATGTTATTAGAATCTTTGGATGGTAAATTACGAATTTTAAGTAATGCTGTGGCTGGTTCACAACAAATTTCTCCATCAGAAGCACTTACTACATTGGAAGACGCTAGAAAAATAGTAGAGCGAGTTTCTGAACTAACAAGAATCAATAGATAAAAAAAATGAATTGGCTTAAATGGTTAGTCGGATTTTCTGCACTAATTATCGCCGGATGTGCAGCTTACTTCTCCGTAACGGGGCTAGGTGTTTTATTTAGTGGAGCGGCAATATCTGTTATGATAATGGCAGGTGCACTAGAACTTGCAAAACTAGTAGCTGCCACTTATTTGAAACAAGAATGGGATAGTATTAAAGGTTTTAACAAATGGTATTTAACTATTTCGGTTGGAGTTCTTATGTTGATTACATCAGCTGGTATTTTTGGATATCTGTCAAACGCTTTTCAAGCACAATCTCTACAATTACAACAGGTAGACAGAGAAGTTTTGGTTTATACTACCAAAATTGAGCAAAATACGTTACAAATTAATCAACTTAATACTCAATTAGGTCAACTATCTTCAACACAATCACAAATTTTAGATAAAGGTAAGGTAAATTCTCGTCTTTTACGTTCAATTGATAACAAAGACAAACAAACTGCTCAAATTAACAAAAAAATAGAGATTTTACAAACGGAAAATGCTAAAAATAACGAAGAAATTAACAAAATTAAAATTTCTAATTTAGATTTAGAAAAAGAAGTAGGTGGATTTAGGTTTATTGCTGAAGCATTTGGTATGGAATTAAAAAATGTAGTAAAATTCTTCATATTTTTGATTGTAATAGTGTTTGACCCATTAGCGGTTGCACTTATTATTGCATTCAATGGTTTAATTTCTAATAAAAAGAGTAAACAAAAAGAAATTTTAGTTGAAATGATGGAAAATGATGAAAAATTGGGTTTATATGATAATTTAGATGATTTGATGGAAGAAAACTACAAAAATTACCAAATTTACGGAGATAGTGGAAAATATTCTACAAAAGAGGATAAAAATGAAGTTATAGTGGAAAATATTCCACAAAATATAGAAGATAGTGGAAAAAATTTACCAAAACAAGAAGAAATTCCGGTTATAGTAGAAAATCCTATAAGAATTCCTATTGATTTGGATAGAGATGGTATAATTGATGGTTGGGATACCGATGGTGATGGTATGATTGATGAATGGTCAGTTGAAGGCCATGCCGACAGAGCAATTGGTAATAGAAATTTATTACCATATTATGCAAAAGATGATTTTGATTGGTCGGATAGAAACTCTTGGATAAATGACCAAAATGCAGTAAATTTTTGGTTACGCTATAAAAAATAATTATAATTTTTGGTATTTTAGATTTATTTTCGTATATTACATTCTATGAATATAGGATATGCATGTATTAATATGACGATAGGTAAAAAAATTACCACTAATCGTACAATGGTGAAGAAAACGTTCAATGCCAAAGGCTTGGATTATGTTTCGGAATTGGCATTACTTAACGCCAGAGATATTATCAAAATTTTAGAATGGAATAGATTAAACGGAATTAATTTCTTTCGTTTATCATCTTCTATTGTCCCTTGGGGTGATAATATTGATTTAACACAATTAAAAGATTATAAAGAGATTAAGAGTGAATTAAAGAAAGCAGGTGATTTTGCTAAATTTCACAATATTCGTATTACATCACATCCTGGTCCATTTTGTGTACTAACCTCACCAAAAGAAAGTGTAGTGTTAGCAACTATCGCGGATTTGGAATTACATGGTAAAATATTTGATATGATGGGGTTATCTAAAACTCCTTATAATAAGATTAATATTCATTGTAATGGTGTTTATGGAGATAAAAAATCTGCAATGGATAGATTTATCAAAAACTTCAAAAGACTCTCTAAATCGGTGCAAAATAGGTTGACAGTAGAGAATGATGATAAGGCTTCTATGTATTCAGTTAAAGACCTAATGTATATTCATAAAGCAATCAAAATTCCTATTGTGTTTGATTATCATCATCATCAATTTTGTACAGGTGATTTATCCGAAGAACAGGCACTTAAATTAGCCGCAACTACTTGGCCAAAAGATATAACGCCAGTTGTACATTATTCCGAATCAAAAGCATTGCACGAAAATGATAGCAAACAAAAACCCCAAGCTCACTCCGATTATATTAATGCCCTCCCCAATACATACGAATTGGACGTGGATATTATGGTTGAAGCAAAAGCAAAAGAATTAGCAATATTAAAATTTATATAATGAAAAAATACGCAATGTTCATCGGAAGATGGCAAACTTGGCACAAAGGACACGAATGGTTAATTAATCAACAATTAAATAAAGGTAAACATTGTTGGATAGCAATTAGAGACGTTGAAGTAGATGATAATAATCCAAAAACTGCTCAAGAAGTTATGTTTGAGTTAAGAAATGAACCATTTTTTCAAAATAATTGGAATAAAATATTATTATCTATAATTCCAGATATCGAATCGGTAAACTATGGTAGAGGAGTTGGATATGAAGTAATTTATCACGAGCCACCAACGGATATTGAAATTATTAGTGGAACTAAAATTCGTAAAGGAGAAATTAAAGAAGATGGTAGTAGAGCGTAAAAGACACATTGCTAAAACTATTTCATATCGTATTATATCTACTTTAATTGGTTTTGCTATAATGTGGTGGGTAAGTGGTTCAATTAAAGTTGGAGCGGCATTTGGTATTGCAGAATTGGTATATAAACCCATTCAATATTACCTACATGAAAGAATTTGGTACAAATATATTAAATACGGACTTAAAAAATAAAAAATGAAATTAATAGTAGACAAAAATCAATTTGGATTAGAAACGACGGAATTTAGAGAATATCTAAAAACACCATGTCCAAAAACAGAATTTAAACAATATGAAGCGGATATGTTGAGAACACAACTATCCGAAGCTTTAGTAGAACATCCAGGATTGGGTATTTCAGCAACACAAATTGGTATTAAAAAAAGAGCATGTTACATTCAATTTGGAGATGAAGAATTATTCTTATTAAACCCTGTAATTAAAGAAAAATCTAAAGAAGGATTTCTTTTTTATGAAGGATGTTTATCAATTCCATCCACACTTGAAAAGCCAGTTAGAACTATTAGAGCTGCCAAAATTGTGGTAGCTACCGATAATTTAGGTGAATTGACATTTGAAATTAATCCAGAAGGAGATAAAGCAAACGAATCAGTTTCAAAAGAAACAATGCTGACAGTTATCGTTCAACATGAAATTGACCATTTAGATGGATTTACAATTAAAGATAGAGTTTATAACACACAGGTTGTAAAAAAACAAACTTATGGTAGAAACGATAAAATTGTAATGAAATCAAAAGAAGGTGAGATGGTCGAAGTTAAATATAAAAACGCTAATAAATATTTTTTACAAGGATACGAAATATTATAATATGATATATACATTATTAACATTATTAATAATTACATTAGGATATGTAATTTGGAATCTTCTTAAAAAATTAGAAAAACAAGAAGATATAATAGAAGAAAACGAAGAATTTATTCAAAAAGAATTACAAAGAAACGAAGCATTGCTGGAGGCATTAAGACAGATTGATAATCGTCAGATGTTTGAGAAGGATGATGAAGTAGGTTCTATATTTTATCAAATAAAAGAAACTATCGAAAAATTCAAACAAAAATAATCATGCCTAGAAAAAGAGGACCAAATAGACAATATTTTACAAAAGACACAGAAGATGCTATTATAGAATATAATATTACAACGGACCAATTAACAAAAGATAAAATTTACAGAGAACGAATTAAATCAGCATTTGATAAGTTGGCAGAGATAGTTTATAATAAATGGAAGTTTACTTATTTTGATGATGACCCACAGGATGTAATGGCAGAGGTGGTTGCATTTATGGTTGAAAAAATTCATATGTACAAAAATGGTAAGGGTAAAGCTTTTTCGTATTTTACTATTGTTGCAAGAAACTATCTTATTTTAAATAATAACGCAAATTACAAAAGGTATAAAGATACGGATATTATGTCTGCATTGCCGGAATCATTTGATACTGAAAATAATTTTAGAGAAGAAGTTAGAAACGATGAACATAGAACATTTAATATTAGAATGTTAGAATATTGGGATAAACATTTAGAAAACTTTTTTCCAAAGAAAAGAGATTTACAAATTGCAGATTCGGTATTAGAATTATTTAGAAGAGCAGAATACATTGAAAATTTCAATAAAAAATCACTTTATCTACTTATTAGGGAAATGACAGGACATCCTACACATTATATAACAAAAGTTGTCAATAAAATGAAAGAAAGACAAATGGATTTATATAATGAATTTGATAGAGATGGGGATATAAAAATTTAATTTATGATACAATTGGGTTTATCAGGATTTTACCACGATTCAGCAGCTGCAATCGTAATAGATGGTAAAGTAATATGTGCAATTGAAGAAGAGAAACTATCTGGTGAAAAGCATGATAGTTCTTTTCCGTTTAAGGCAATTCAATGGTGTTTAGAATACACAAAAATAACAATTGATGAAGTTGATATGGTTTGTTGGTATGAGGACCCGGAATTAAAGTTTGAAAGAGTTAAAAAGACGGTTGGAAAATGGAATGGATTTAGATATCCAAAACAATGGAAAGCTTTCTTAAAAAGATGGAAATCAGGTGAAGGAAATTTAAAAGGATTATTGTATTCAATCGGATATACCGGTGTTATAGAATATACACCCCACCATTATTCACATTTAGCATTTTCATATTATACATCACCATTTGATAAGGCAATTGGTTTATCAATTGATGGAGTTGGTGAATTTAATACTATGCACGCTGTTATGTGTACTCCTCAAAGATTTCATACAATAAATACATTACAATTTCCAAATTCATTGGGATTAGTTTATTCGGCATTCACTGCGTATTTAGGATTTAAACCAAACGAAGGTGAGTATAAAGTAATGGGATTGGCACCATATGGTGATTCGTCTAGATATCAACAAACGTTTGATAAAATAACCGGATGGGATAGGTTAGGAGATATTGTTACAATTAACCAAAAATATTTTACATATGTAACATCCGAAACCGATATGTTTAACCATAAACTTATTGATTTAATTGGATTCCCACCCCGTTTTAAAGATGAACCAATTGAACAACATCATAAAGATTTAGCAGCTTCATTGCAAAAATGGTATGAAAGTATGTTATATTATATTATTAATAATGTAACAAATAATTGGACAAGTGAAAATTTAGTATTAGGTGGTGGGTGTGCATATAATGGAACTGCTAATGGTAAAATTAAAAAACATACATCAATAAAAAATATTTGGATTTCATTTGCTCCATCGGATAGTGGTTCTGCAATTGGTGCATGTTTATATCATTATCATCAAACATTTGGCAATCCCAAAGTAAAAGGTGGTGATAATCAATCTCCGTATTTGGGTGAGGAATGGAGTAGTCCTGAATTACTTAAAATTATATTACAAAATCATAGAAGTAAGGTTGTAATGTATGATACCGATGATATATTATGTAAAGAAGTTGCAAAGTTAATTAATGAAGGTAATATTGTAGGATGGTTTCAAGGTAGAACTGAATTTGGTGCAAGAGCATTGGGCAATCGTTCTATATTAGGCAATCCACACTTATCCGACATTAGAGATAGAATTAATAAGGTTGTCAAAAAGAGAGAGATGTTTAGACCATTTGCTCCATCCGTAACACATGAAGATTATCAAAAATATTTCAAATCAGAAGAAGATGTACCTTATATGAATCAGGTTGTACAAGTAATTTCTCAAACACCAATACCATCAGTAACACACGTTGATAATTCAGCAAGAATACAGACGGTAAAAAGAGAAGATAATCCACTTTACTATGAATTATTAAAGGAGTTCGAAAAACTAACAGGAACACCTATTCTATTGAATACATCATTTAATTTAAAAGACCACACAATGACAAATGACCCACAAAAAGCAATTTGGACATTTCTAAATTGTGATATGGATTATTTAGTTTTAGGAAAATATTTAATTAGTAAATAATGAAATTATACGCATACGGAGATAGTTGGACAGAAGGGCAAGGGGCTATCATAGAAGAAGAACAAAAAATAAAAGATAGAATGGTTCTTAAAGATTTTAGGAATAAACATTCTTGGCCATTGATGTTAGCAAATAAATTAAATTGTGACCACGAAAATAACGGATGGAGTGGTAAAGCAAATAATTTAATATTCAATGAAGTTATTAACGATTTGAGAAATGGAAAAATTCATAAAGGAGATTTAGTAGTAATAATGTGGAGTTCGTCTTTGAGAGACCATGTACATTTTTTACCAAAAGGAGAATGGATTAGTTGGTCAATAAAAGAACTTACTTTATTACCTCATAAATTTTTTGAATCATATAAATTTGGAGATGATAAATATAATGGGTTTTTAGAAGATTATAAACGATTCTTTTTAGAGAATATGTTTAATCAAAATTATTATAATATAATAAATCAAAATTATATTATTTTCTTACAAAAAATGTTGGATGAATATGGTGTTAAACATTTAATGTTAGATGCATTTGATTTAATGGTACAAGATTTGAATGGTGATGATGATGTTACACAT